TTTACGCTGTTTAAAGCACCATCTAAGTGCGTTACTGATACTTGTGTAAGTAGTGCAGATAGCAAAATACCAAAGGTTCAACGATGAAAATAGATATCGAAGACATAAAATTTTGGATGGATGCAATTCGTAACAGCGAAGATAGAGATAGAATGCTAGATAGTTTTTGGGGAGGACAACTATTTTCTAAAAGATGGTTAGTAGAGCATTTAGAAAAAATTTGTAGAATTCAAAATGCAAGTATAGTAATTCATGGCGGCTGGAATGGTGTATTAGCAAGTATGCTTTTTAATAGTAGTGTAGGTATTAAACGTATTATCAGTGTTGACATTGATCCTAAGTGTGAACAAATTGCATATACTATTAATAAAAGACATGAAATTGATGGAAAATTTAAAGCAGTAACTTGTGATATGGCAGAATATGAATATGAGTTCCATCCTGATATTATTATTAATACTAGTTGTGAACATATTACACAAGAAACTTATGACAAGTGGTTAGAAAATATTCCTAACACTCCTACAATTATATTACAAAGTAATAATTATAATAAGTTAGAAGAACATATTAATTGTGTTAATAGTATTGAAGAGTTTAAAGATAAATCTAATTTACATGATGTAACAGGCTTAGAATATAAACCACCTCATGTTGAATACACACGATTTATGTTAGTAGGAAGACCTTAATGTATAAACTAAACGAAATACGAGCAATCCATTTAGAAGTTACATCAAAGTGTCAAGCCTCTTGTCCTATGTGTGCTAGAAATTTACAAGGCGGCATACTAAATCCCTTCCTTAAATTAAACGAAGTTGATCTAGGAACTTTTGTTAACTGGATACCGAGAGATATTGTACGTCAACTAGATCGTTTGTATATGTGTGGTAACTTTGGCGATCCTATTATTGCAAAAGATACACTTGAAATATTTAAGTATCTACGTGAAACAAACGAGTCAATTAATTTAAGTATGAATACAAACGGCAGTGCTAGAGATCCTAAATGGTTTAAAGACCTTGCTAAACTAAATGTACGTGTTCGATTTGGTATTGACGGATTACAAGATACACATAGCAAATATCGCATTGGTACAGACTGGAATAAAATTATAGAAAACGCAAGGGCATTTATTAATGCTGGTGGATATGCTATTTGGGATATGTTAATTTTTAGTCATAATGCTCATCAAGTTGATGCTTGTAGAGATCTAGCAGGTACAATAGGCTTTAAAGAATTTTATAGTAAAAATACAAGTAGGTTTAGAGATGACGAATTACCTGTACTTGATAAAAATGGAAAACAAGTAGATGTATTATATCCAACAGAAAAAAGTACAGAACAAAAAGATAAAATTAAACAAGTAAAAGCCTCAGAAGAAGTTTGTACTATCAAATGTAAAGTAAAAGAAGAACGTGCAATTTATATAGGTGCTAATGGAAACTTATTACCTTGTTGCTGGCTGGACCATGATTATATACAACCTACATCAACAAGTAGAATTGACTTTTTAAATCATTTTGCAAATTACCCTAATTTGCATAGGAATACTATGCAAGAAGTGTTTTCTTCAAACTTCTTTAATAAAATAGAACAAGGTTGGAAAACTAATCCATTAAAAGAATGTAAAAAACAGTGTGGAACATATGACAGATTCAAAGAACAATTCAACTAAAACATTTTGTCCTTTACCGTGGATACACTTAGCAACTCGTCCCAACGGCGATGTGCGTGTATGCTGTACTGCTAATGCCAGTGGCGCAGGTGTAACTGACGACAAAGAAGTTGGACTTGTAAAACGTGATGGTGTTGCAATGAACGTTCGAGATCATACTATTGAAGAAGTATGGAACAGTGAACATATGCGTAATACTAGATTACAAATGTTAAATGGTGAAGTGCCTGCAAGTTGTCGTAAATGCTTTGAAGAAGAATCAAAAGGAATTAAAAGTAAACGTAACTGGGAAACAGAAGTTTGGAAAGAACGTATTGATGTTGACAGCATAGTAGCACAAACTAATGATGACGGAAGTTTACCTGTAAACATTCCTTATTTTGATTTACGTTTAGGTAATATGTGTAATCTTAAATGTGTGATGTGTAGCCCGCACGATAGTTCAAGTTGGATTAAAGACTGGAAGTTACAATATCCGCAATATAAAAATCCTCAACTAAAAGAAGACCAAGGGTGGAATCCTAACTTTGATTATACTTGGTATAAGAAAGGTAGTTTTCTTGACAGTATGAAAAATCAAGCACAGCATATTAAAGAGTTATATTTTGCCGGCGGTGAACCTTTAATGATTCCAGAGCATTATGATATACTTGAATTTATGGTTGCTGAAGGCCATGCAAAAAATTGCATACTCCGATACAATTCAAATGGTACAGAAATTAATGATACAATATTAAAATTATGGACTAACTTTAAACAGGTTAAATTTAATTTTAGCATTGATGCTATTCACGAACGTAATGATTATATAAGATATCCTAGTAAGTTTAAACAAATTGAACAAAACTTAAAACTATTAGACGATACTCCAGATAATATTATAATTAATATTGCTTGTGCAGTACAAGCATTGAACGTACATCATATTGTAGATTTAGCAGAATGGAAACTACAACAAAATTTTAAAAAGATTAATAAAGCACCATTCGGCGCAGGAATAATAGGATTACATTTAGTTTACTTACCTAGTTATATGAACGTTAGAGTATTGCCCAAAGAGATTAAAGAGAAAGTATCTGCAAAGATAACTAACTTTGCAACACATTTTTTACGTGACTTTGAGTTTAATACAAACCCTTATGGTAAAGAACGTTGGTTAGGACTTGTTAATTATATGAATGCAGAAGATTGGAGCCACAAACTTCCTGCATTACAAGAGTATTTAAAAATTAGTGATAAAACTAGGGAACAAGACTTTGTTAGTGTGTTTCCTGAATTGGAGATAGTATATGGACCAAACTGAAATTGAAAGAGCATTGCGTTGGCAAAGCCTAGTCAACTTGGGTCATCAAGTTAAACTTAAATGGCATATCAATCATCACGCTGTTGAACAACAACTAGAGCAGTTTAAAGATAACTGGTGTCCTTATAATGCTAAGAAAGATACACATAACAATAGATGGGGATTACCAGTAACTAGTCACACAGGCGATGTTATGGACAATTACCATTTGAATAGTTTTGGACATATGCAAAAATATCATGATGTTGAAATGAAGGAAGAAAACTTTAACACTCCTACAGAAGTATATCATAAGATCCCCGAACTTAAAAAAATAGTAGATATATTCTCACCCGACATTGGGCGTGTACATTTATTACGTATAGATCAAGGCGGATTCTTCCCACCACATAGAGATTTTCACGGAACTAGTCCAGAATACTTTAGACTGTTAGTTGTGTTTGGAAGATGTAGTCCTGAAAACTATGTACAGATGTTAGACGGTAAACCTTTGTACCCAGAAGCAGGATATGTGTACTTTACAAACTTTCAACTAGATCACAGTGTGTTTAGTTTTAGCGATAACTTGTATAGTCTTATTTTGACAGTAAAACTAAATGAGCGCACACAGAATCTTATACTAGATAACACAATGGCAGAATGAAATTAACTTACCAAGACATAGCAAAAGAAAACTGGTTCCTTGTTAGTTGGACATTAAGTAACAAGTGTAACTATCGCTGTTCCTATTGTCCTGATCATCTACATAACGGTAGTACAGGTCAACCTCAATGGGAAACAGTAAAACGATTTGTTGAAAATTTTAAAGTTACAGGTAAAAATATTTGTTATAGATTAAGTGGCGGTGAACCTACACATTGGAAACATTTTTTAGATCTTGCTAAATTGATAAAAAACCAAGGACACACTTTTAGTTTTTTAACTAACGGTAGTAAAAGTGTAGATTATTATAAAATAATTTCACAATATACAGATGGATATATTATTTCATATCATCCTGAATACGCAGATCTAGAACATATTAAAAAAGTAATACAAAAAAGTTACTGTCCTGTATTTGTTAATCTAATGTTGGCCCCTGAGAACTTTGATGAAATGTTTAACATTGCAGAAGAAATTTATTTAAGTAGTGATAATGTTAGCGTATGGCCTAAAATTATTTTAGATAAATCTAATATAGATGCAATTACAAATACTCCAGCAAAATATACACAGGAACAATTAGATACAATTAAAAATTGGCCTTTCTTTAGTCAACTTCCAGATACACATTTACATAGAGGCGAATTATTTTTAGATGAACAACCAGTTACTGCAAATGATTTAATAGCCAATGATCAAAATAAATTTTATGGTTGGAAATGTTGGGCCGGACTACATATGATTAATGTTGATATGTGGGGTAACATATATAGAGCAGATTGTAAAGAAGGCGGCGCATTAGGAAACATTGAGCGTTATAAGTTACCAACTGAAACAGTACAATGCGGTAAACAAGTATGTGCTTGTTTAAGCGATATCTATTTAAGAAAAGAGAGTGTCTAGTTCAGGACAAACATCTAGTACGTTTGTACCTCTCAACTTATCAAGTTCTACAGTAAATTCAATAAACTTTTCTAAGTTATTAGGATCATAGTTTTCTGTATATTCAGTCTTATCTAAAATAAACGTTGGAAGAATTGTTGGATTAAGATATGCAGGCGTTGTAACTACGTTGTTAAGATATAATTCATAATTGTCTTTGCGTACATTTTCAAACCAACTTCGAATTTCATCTAAGTGACAAACATTATAAGTCATTACAGTTCCAGCAAAAATAACACGATCCATTTTATCAAAGTGTTTTAGATTTTCTTCAAATTGCTCAAATGTAAAGTTATTACCGCCTCGAATGTACTCGTATAATTTACCTACACCTTCAATACTAATGTGCCATTTAGTTTCTTTAAACTGTTGTGCAAGTTCGTCAAACTCTAAATCAACAATAGTACCGTTTGTACTAATATCAAGTGTAATATTTTTAGAAAGATCTAATTCGATTAGTTTTTGCATTATTTGTTTGTTTGCCGGTTCCATATAAGGTTCGCCGCCTTTAATATTAACATACTGCAAGTTCTTAAAATATTCTGGATATTCAAATAATCTATCAACGATATCCGGCGATAGATTTCTATAACCAAAATCTGGCTCATGTATAGGACGTTGAATTCCTAATGAATCAAGTTTAAGATCCTCTTTGATCCAAGCAGTTGAGTTTACCCCACTACACATACGACATTTTAAATTACAAACATTACTCATATTAAATTCTAAAAAGTAAATGTCATTCTTACCTTTGCTTTCTGGTTTAAGCATAGGATTTAATACTTGTTCAAAAAACTTACGCCTGCTATGTCCGTTGGTACTTTCTTTTGCCGTACATTGTAAACAGTTGCTAGGAAACTCTCCGGTTGCAATTATTTGTTGTGTTAATATTAATCCAGGATGACGAAGTATTGTTGGCAAATCATCTTTAAGTAAATTTCCGTGACGACCTGTGTAAACACAATCAGGTACAACGTCACCGTTGAAACGTATACTTAAGGCGTGCCAAGGAGCGTAACAGTTCATAGTACAGCCACCGTTTCTATGTCCAACCAATCGTTAACAGTAACTAGTGTTGAACTATCATCGTGTGTATTATAAACGATTGTGTGTATTTTGTCTTTGTAAATTACAGGACGCCCAAACATTAAATTATCTGGATATGTTTTTGAAATCCATATTCCGTTAGGGTCTACTTTATATAAAGAACATCCAGGAGTTCCTGCTGGTAAGAAATAAGCATAGCCTTTAAAAGCAATACCGCTACGATATCTAAACTTACCACCGTAAGTTTCTTTTATACTAAATTGAAAACTTTCTTTAGTAACAGTATTAAACACTACACCTTTATTACTTTCTCCATGTTCTGTTCCGTATGGTAATCCAATAATAACATCGTCAACTAGTACTTGTGCATTATATTTTTTAGCAAAGTCGTCAACATTTAATTTATGTAGTTGGCATTCTTTTGTTTTTGTATCAAACTCAATTACTTCGTTTAGTCCTGGAGTTTCTCCGAACGGTAAACTAAAAAGTTTATCGCCTACAACAACAGCATCGGTATACTTGCGTGATACTTCTGGTAAGTCTAGTTTGTGCTTAATTACTTTCTTGCCATTAAACTCTAGTATATTTGAATAGTGAACACTTTCACCTCTTGGCATACTGTAATAACTTCCGTTACAATACAC